TACCTCTTTTTTCTAAATCACGAACCAAGGTGGCTTCTGTGTAACGACCTTGGGGTTTGGATTCTTTGGGTTTCGCATTTAGAGTTTTCCATGAAATCCCTTCACCCTCTTTGATACCTTCAGCAAGTTTCCAAGAGGCATCTACTGTCTCTACTACCTCTTCATCCTCATTGTCTTCTGCCGCCTTAATCTGGGCATCTTTTTCATCTGCTATCTTCCAGCCAGGAAACAAGGTCCGTTTCCATTTCGCTTCCCATGGTAATTCATTCTCATCACCGTCCAAGTCAAATATTACAGTTCTTCCTTCACCCTTTGCTTGTGCCATGATAGACTGTATTGCTCTTAGCCAAATAAGATGATAGATTTTTTTGTCTACAGGTGACCAATCTTCTGATGCGGGTAATTGAGAATTCTCAAAGTGAGTAGGTCTAATTGCCTCATGAGCCTCTTGCGCTTGTGGTTGGCCTGTAGCTTTAGCAGATTTATTCTGAACTTTTATCTGAGGCTTGAGTTCACCTAGATACTGTTTACCCCATCTACTTTCAATAGTTTTCTTGGCTTGTAGAATCGCCTCCTCACTCATATTTGTCTGGTCTGTCCTCATATAAGTGATATGCCCTGCCTCATATAACTTCTGGGCAATCTGCATAGTTCTTTTAGGATTACAGTTATACAGATTACTTGCTTGTTGTTGTAATGTGCTGGTCATTAGCGCTTGAGGGGGCGATTCAGTCCACGGCCTTGTCAAAGCTGAACGAACTTTACCTGAAGCGTCGGTGTGATGGTTTTCCATGTAATTCACTGCTGACACACTATCACCGAGTTCTTCCAACATTGTCGCTGGCCACATAGAATTTTTTCCGGTAATCTGACCCTTTACTACAAATGTTCCTGATAAGACCCATGATGACTCACTTTTGAACTCTTGTATACCCTTCTCCCTTTCACAGACCAAGCGGAGTGCAGGGGTTTGGCATCTACCTGCTGATAAGGCAGTCCCACCACCCACATGTTTCCATAAGAGTGGTGAAATAGTAAATCCAACCATCATATCTAACATTGCCCTTGCTTGTTGAGAATTCACTCGGTTCATGTCAATTATGCGTGGACGCATAATAGCATTACACACTGCATCTTTTGTGATTTCTCTAAATGCGGCTCTAGGATTTGTTGATGGATCCAGCTTCAGAAGCACGGCTATGCTATAGGCAATCGCTTCTCCTTCTCGGTCATCGTCTGAACATAAGATAACCGTATCGGCCTCTTTGGCTGATGACCTTAGATTAGCAATTGCCTTTGCTTTTTCTTTAGAGAATTCATAAGTCGGTTCAAAATTCTTTTGAATACCAACGGAATCTAAATCTGGAACAAGGCCTCGGATATGACCCATTGACGCAATCACTTTGTATCCTAATCCTAAGAAACCTTGAATTTTAGAACATTTCGCAGGTGATTCTACTATAACTAATCGCATGTGCCTCTTTCTAATCAGAATACACTTTCATTTTTTATACCATTATTCTTGAATCTGCGTAATTATAAATATAAGGATAAGTAGTATGCCATTGGTTTCCTCTGATGCAGTTAAGAATATGAGTGAGATTGCAACGGGCGTTTATCTTAATAAGGCATTAGGAGGTACGGGTTCACGTAACACACTAAAGAAGATTGTAAACTCTAACGCAGAACTTAAGAAAACAATTAATACCACTCCCGGATGGGAAAGGGCGGTCAAGGCTGCTAAGAATATATTAAATGCTGAAAAGAAGCGTTTGGCAAATGGCCCACCTGTTAAATTTTCTTTACCATCTATCCCACGGGCCGAAGGGCGTCGCGAGTCGCCTGCGTTAGCTGCGGCGGCCAACAGGGGAAAAGCGGCAACGCACGTAGGAGCTAATGCTCCACAAATTGGTACCACAGGTGCGGCTACTGCTGTAGGTGGATATAAAACCAGACGTTCTCATAAAAAGACTAAGAAGTCTCGCAAAACCCGTGGTAGAAGGCATTAGTATAAAATTTGAACAATATCTTGCGACATATATCAGTATGACACAAGATACAGGCAAGTTTCGAACGAATACAAAGGACCAGTATTATACAAAGGCTTCAGTAGCAAAGGAATGTGTGCTTTCTATTCTTTCTTTGGTGCCAGATTCTTCTAAGTATGATTGGATTGAACCATCTGCAGGGAATGGCTCATTCTTGAAGGCTTTACCGAATGAAATACAGTGCACAGGAATTGACTTAGATCCAAAGATGGATACAATTCTCAAAGGTAATTTCTTAGAGTGGAAGCCAAGTAATTTGGATACAAAAAAGGTATTCTTTGGAAACCCACCATTTGGTAAGCAGGGTTCCTTAGCAAAGTCTTTCATTCAATATGCTTCACAATATGCTACACTTTTAGCTTTTATCTTACCCCGGTCATTTCTGAAGCCATCTATGAGCAGGGCGTTTCCGTCTAAGTTCCATTGTATTTTAGAGAAAGAATTACCAAAGGATTCCTTTGAGGTAAATGGGGAGCCTTATGATGTCCCCTGTGTCTTTCAGATTTGGCAAAAGCAGCAAGGCGATAGAGCTAAGTCTGAGGCTATACAGGAAGTAGGCTTCCAGTATGTGAAGGCGTCTGAAGATTATCAGATTGCATTTCGTAGAGTTGGAGGGAAGGCTGGAACTTGCTTTCTGAAGGGCACGGGTGACTTTAGTGTTCAATCTCACTACTTTCTAAAATTAGACGCCAAATATGCTTCTGATGCACAAAAATTAGTAGAGGCCGTAAATAAACACGTGTTTCCATCTAATACAGTGGGTCCGCGCAGTCTTTCTAAATCCGAAGCAAATGAGGTATTGAATGAGATTATTCGTGGTCTCTGAAGAATTTATCATGGTCCTTTAACTTAATCTCGCCATTTGGATATTGTGAGATTAAGTCACTCCCCTTTATGAACTTTATTTTTAATTCAGGAAATGCGATGTTGCTCACGATTATATAGTTTAATCCGGCGGCCTTTTCGTGGAATACGCTCATATCGAAGTGCCTACCTTGACCAATCATATTTGAAGGCATTATCTTGCATCCGTTTTGTGTGAAGGTCTTCTGTTCGTATTTTATTTCTGGATTGGATGGGTCTACGATATCATAACCCTTACAGCCCTTTACATGTCTTAGGCCATAATCTTGGGCTAACATATGTTCAATGAAATGTGAGAATATACGCCCGTCTGTGAATAATTCCTTTAAAACTTCTGGCGTTAATGTGTCAAAGGAAACATTACTAATTTTTCTTACGATAGTAGTATTGAAAATTATGGATACCATTTGATAGTAATTATCCGTAATTTTATTTCAATTTTATATCCGATGAGATTATAGGATGGCTGAAAATAACGAACACGAGGAAAATCAAGGTAGACAACTTGATTTATATAATAAAGGCTTAGATATCTTACCTATTTCAAATGAGAACTGGGGCCAAGCGACCCTTGTCATCTTAGGAGGAAATCAGATTGAAGAATTCGATGCAGGGCAATTACCACCTACACTAACTTATCTTGACCTTTCAGACAACCCCCTCAGAACAATTACGGGTGAGTTTAATACTCCAGTTCTAAGAAATTTAATTCTCTCAAGAACTGTTATTTATAAACTTCCCGTCTTACCCCCTTCTTTAGAAGAACTTATTATTACCGATACACCAATGGCAGAAAAGTATGGCATAACAGCGGCTGTGATAGATAAAAATCTATTCAAGCGTTTATCTAATTTTCCTTTTATTTCTGAAAGCAAGGAATTTGCCCCGTTTGATATTATGATAGATGATACACCAATTTCTCTAGCAGCCAATACTAACGAGTCAGATAATAATACAAACGCATCTGAAGAATTATCAGATGCATATAAGATTGTAATGCTTTTAGCTAAGCGTGAGACAGATGAAGACATTATATATAATGTTAGAACACTATATGGAGTAGAAAAGGAGGTTCACAAGGAATTGCTTAGACCATATTTACCCAAGTACGCTGATACAGTAGTTCCAGCAGCTATTACAAATCCACTAAGTTCTTATATAATAAATGCCCATGGAGGCGACACACTCTTTGAAAAGCCAGTTCCTCCCAACTGTGTATATATTACATTAGAAGAATGTGGCTTGACTACGAAACATGTTGACTATTTATCTGCATACTTGAAATTAATGCAGGGATTTAATAATATACCAGAGGGAATGTTAGAAAAACTTAATAATCCAGTAAGATATCGTCATGATTTAATGGCACATTTTGGACGTTCCTTACATATTCACTGGGCTGAAGCACCAGATGAAGAACGTGCTAGCAAAACATATACAGATGCTTTATATAGTCCATGGTTAGGATGGAATCACGATGAAGATGAAACGTGTGAACTTCATAGATCAGGTATACATGCATTAATTCCTGGCGAGGAATTTAAAATAAAAGAAGAGGAAGGAGACCATGGGCGCAAAATATATGTTTCTGGTATGGATGCGGATTCAAGAAATATACCAGAGGAAACCTTACATTATATGTATGATAAATCATTATTTCCTACGTTTAACATGGTAAAAGACGAACATTCTCTATATGATGAAGGACCCATGCTTTATAGTAACATGAATAATTATCTTCGTAAGTTTGAATTTACGCAATCATGGGCCTTCAAGATGTTCCCTGGTATTCACTATAATTTTTCGTGTAGAAGTTTTGATAGTAAGAACATTGATAGAAATGAAAATATAGAAATTAGAAGAACTAACTCTGTAAATGCAAAGTTACAAAATATAAAGAAACTATCAGACGCAGATATTTACGGAGAACTTGGATCTCGTTTATTAGAAACATTTACAGAAGATGGTCAAGTTGAAATGCTACAGGGATTGATTGAGAGGGGAATTGATGTATCTAGACTTGATAAAAGAGGAGTGAGTTTATTAGAGAAGGCAGTAGGAAATCTACAAATACCCGTGGTGAAATTGCTTATGAAAGTTCCCAATACGATAAAAGTTTTAGAAGGTGGTGGCTTTGAAAAGATATTAGCAGTTTTATATCGTAAACGCGAGGAAGAAGTTGCTAATATTAAAGTAAAATATAATGCTCCTATAAAGGACAAAAAGATTGCTGAAATAATTGAGGAGGTAGAAATGATTGAAAGCTTGTTACGCACCCCTCCTCCCCCTCACGCTAATGCGGCTTCCGCAGGTGGTAAACGTAAAACAAGGCTACGTAGAACCAGGCGGTATAAGAAGACGCGCCGCGTCAGGAGAAATAGATAAACTAATCTAACTAAATAGATGGATAGACCAGGCACCTCGGCAGAAGGTTCTTTATTAGAACTTGTGGCGAGAGGCAAAAAGGACGTGTATTTCATGAATTCAGATAAATCTGCTCATGTCCCTTTTTCTTATAATATGCAAACATGGCCTGCTACGATTGACGAAACTAGACAAACTCAGCCACTCAATATGATTGACTTTGGTCGTTCAATCGAATGGGAAATGGAAGTATTTGGAGATATTCTAATCAATGCGTCCCTTGTCATAGACTTACCCACGTGGCTTCCATCTACGATTGCTTCCAGTAATAACACAAATATAGTATCAGATGCCTCTGGAAATACCTACGGTTATACACAAGGGATAGGAGCCTTTTTGTTTGAACAAATACAATTCTATCAGGACCAGCTATTATTACAAGAATTCAGCGGGGATTTCTTATACAGTTGGTATCACACTCAGAGTTCTTTGGCACAGGAAACTCTTATTCTCAAGGAAATAGGATGTCATACTGGAACTCCTCTTGAGATACAACGGAACGCAACTCCAAAGAGACTTACATTACGACTACCTCTTATAGGATGTGCTCACTCAGATGAGGGTGGATTTCCGTTTGTCTGTCTCCCCGGTCAGAAATTCCGAATTCGTTGTAAACTTAGACGACTTGAAGATTTAGTGGAGTCATCTAATGGTTCCGTTAAGCCTACCCCATGGAGTCGAACTGACTTTTCTCTTAGAAATAAGAATCGCATTCAGATGTCTTTTAGTCCTCTTCAGAGAGAACTTATAGGAAGGCCGCTTATTACCTTGGAGACCACACAGCGTTATGTCAGACAGGATTTACAGGCCCTCCTGAAGAAAAACAAATTTGAGATACCATTCTTAAGGCCATTTGAAAATAAGTTGAGCCTTGATCCATCTGATTATGTTGCTGTAGGAAATGGTGGAACTTCTTATATAACAAAGCGCATTGATGGAAGACACCCTGCAGAAGCCCTATTGGTTATGTTTCAATCCGAGTATAACATTGAGAGAAATCAACTATGGAGTTTAAGAAATCCTATGGGCACAGGAGAGTATTATAATTACTTGGAACTGTCAGTGGCAGCAAAAGAACGAGAGAAACGTCGAGATGCTAAGCACTGGGAACATATTTCACCATTTACAAAAATAGAAAAAAATCCAGGTATACCTATATCATTGATATCATTCACAGTAGGACCACAATACGGATATAAGGCTCCAGAGCAGCGTAGACCATCTGGGGCAGTAAATATGACGACTGCTGATAAGCCAACTCTGTGGTTAGATATAAAGGATACTTTACCAACAAGCCTTGGGCAAAAAAGAGTTTCTATGAGGGTTATTAGTATTGGTTGGGGTATCTATAGCATAGAAGCAGAAAGAGGTGCTTTATTGTTTGGAAACTAAGCTTTAGTCCTCTTCAGAACTCTCCTGTTGAATAGGAGCCTCGTCCTCAGAGGAAGACTCACAATCATAAGAACCAGGTAGAGGTGGGTAGGGGCTAGTTACCCTGTCTTCCCCTACCAGAGAAGTTGCTGAAGGTGTACGTGTGTTTTTCATGACAGGATTGATACGATTTCTCAAGAAACTCGAGGCAACCTCGTCTCCCTCATCAGCCTCCTCAGTCTCCTCAGCCTCCTCAGTCTCCTCGGCCTCCTCAGTCTCCTCGGCCTCCTCAGTCTCCTCGGCCTCCTCAGCCTCCTCGGCCTCCTCAGTCTCCTCGGCCTCCTCAGCCTCCTCGGCCTTCTCAGAACTCATAGAACTATCTAGGTTCTCATAATGTAGCTGCTCAATAGGCTCAATGTAGATTTTGTGGAACTTCACACAGGTTTGGAACGAGAGCAGATTTACCCCAATCATAGATAGAAGCCCGATAAAACGAAACCCCAGCAAATATGATATAACATGAATGAAGAAAGAAGCTAGAAGCATTCGCACGTAAATACGCAGCTCTTCATGCTTGCTGGGGTTCTTTCGCATGCAGCAAGCCTGGGTATAAAGCTCAGATGAGACGTCGATAAAACTGGTCATTTAGCGTGCTAATTTACGAGTTAAGCAACATGTCAATTTTACCCGTATAAAATTGACAGGTTGTTGCATGCTTTAACAAGTATAATGAACGTGTATTACCGTCTAGAACTTCTTGTCACTGAGCAGGGTGCGCCGTTTTATCCGCCTGTTGGCACCGTAGAGCACCCTTCAGCAGACAATGCAGGCTACGACCTCAAGGTGGTAGTCGATCACCCCCCTCTGGGAGTAGCAACCCTTGTGCCCTTGGGTGTAAAGGCTCGTATGCAGAAATACACTCCCATGGAGGAGGGCATCGAGCATGTTGAGGACAGCCACTTTACCCTTGAGCCTCGTTCCTCTATCTACAAGACTGGTTTCATTATGGCCAACGGTCGTGGTATTATTGACCGTTCTTACCGTGGAGAACTGATGGCACCCATGGTGGTTGCAGGAGTTAAGCTTACTAGTATTGAGAAGGGCACGCGTCTATTCCAGGTCATCGCGCCAGCTCTTGGATACATCAAGGAGGTGGCATATGTGAGTTCTTTGCCTGAGACAACACGGGGAGAGGGTGGGTTTGGAAGCACGGGGACCAAGTAATTTGTCCGCGGCTTGGTCTAAAATAAGCACTGCGTGTACTAAGTAGATAGATGGATATTTACCAAAAAGATGGCTATGGAACAAAACAACCCAGGGGGTCTGCAACGACATTATTAGATTTAGTGTCTAGGGATGTTCAGGATAATACTATTTTTCCATTAGATGCCACTATAACACGATTTACTAGAGATGAAACACTACGGACAGTCCCTATGTCATCTGTAATGCGTGAGTTTACTTTTAGGGGACCGGCTACATTTGGTCAGACCTTTACCTTTGAGATGGGTCATATGAATTCTGGAGATCTGATAAGTGGTCTTTTTATTCAATTGCAGTTAGGTGACTGGTTTACTGGGCTTATAAGAGAAAACTTCAGAACAAATAAGATAGTCTCACCAAATCCGTCGCAACTATGGACATATTGTAATTCCCTTGGAACTTCTGTATTAGAAGAGGCTACTCTAGAGGTCGATGACCAGGTTTTAGAAAGAGTTACAGGCGATTCTATACATGTTAGTTCTATGTTATTTCCAGATTTGAATACACAATCTGGCTTAGCAGATGTCTTAGGCCTAAAATCTATGGATGATTTGAAGGCTTCAGATGGAAAGAGGGCATTTTTTACAGAAGATGGATGGGTTACAGTTCCTCTTACGTTTTCTATGTTAAGGGAAAAGATTACTGCTACATTCCCCCTCATTGCGTGTCGTGAAGGTACCATGAGAATTCGTGTAACTTTAAAGAGGTTTGATCAGATTGTTCGTATTTTATCAGGTGTTCGTTCTGATTGCTTAGATACACCATTAGGAAAGGAGTTTGAGATAATTAATAATCAATTAACTATCAATAAGATAACATCTATTTCTTCATCTTCAGATATACCTAAGTTAAAAAATATTCAACTTCTAACTCAGGGTATTTTTATTGATGGTCCTTATCGTGAGATGCTTCTCAGACAGCAATTTGAGAGACCTTTTCGTGAAATACAACAGTTTGACTTTACAGAACCCTTAAAATATATTACAAATAAATCGGGAAATGACATGATTACAGTTCAGCTACCGTTAGAAGCAAATCAGCCAGTGGAAGAGATTGTATGGTTCTTGAGAAGGAAGGCGGCTGTTACCTTGAACAATGACTGGACAAATTACAGCGCTACCTTAGAAAAAGATTATGATCCTACTTTTTCACCGTTAGAACCCCTTTTGATATCTGCAAAGATACAAGCAAACGGACAGGAGATTATAAATAAGGATGAAGCGTGGTTTCGTTCTCATATTTCAAGGGTTCACAGGGGTGGTAATACATCATATGAATCATTTATTTACGGTTATTCATTTGCAAGACATCCAGGTCAGCATGATCCTACAGGAACAATCAACGCTAGTCGTCTGAACACATTGCGTCTGACACTGAATGTGAAGCCACCAGGCGGTAGTTCAGACACAGAATGGGAGGTCCATGTATTTGTATATGCTATTCAGTGGGTTCGTTTTGGGAATGGTATCTGTAATAAGGTATTTGTTGATTAAAATTGACATAACCATATTGCTTATATTAAGTAAGATGTCAGGTAATGAAGAGTTCACTAAAGAGTTCTTTGACAATTCGTCTGAAGCGTGGATGAAGAACAAGGTTCGAAAGGGACATAGTATGGCTTATATTTGCAGAGCGCTTACACAGGAAGGTAACCCATGTAAACGCAGTGCTTTTATGAAGGATGGGATGTCTGAACATTTATGTAAACAGCATCGTAACTATGGCATAAACAAAATGGTAAAAGATTAATAGAATGGTAGCCAGTCTACTCAAAATCGTATCAACAGGAATGCAAGACGAACGTTTACAGCCTCCTAAGGGACAGCCAAGTATTGGGTCTTTGCTATGTGTCTTTGTAAAGTCTGGACGTTATGGAACTAATTGGGCTAGAATAGATTTTGATACGAAACCAGACTTTGGAAAGATTGCCATAGCTCGTTTGCCTGTTCAGGGTGAGCTTATTTCGCGGATATTTTTGGTTGTTCAGATGCCAGATATTCAGACGCCGCAAGTTTTAGCACAGAAGTCAAAAGTAAATGGGCAGCCGGTGAAATTTGTAGGGCCTCATTTTGGTTGGACGAATTCCTTGGGTCATAATTTAGTAAATAGAGCTCAGCTTCATCTTGGAGGTGTCTTATATGACACGATACCTGGACAACTCATGGAAGTTATAGACGAATTTCAGACGCCCTTGGAGAAGACGGTGGAAACTAGTAGGCAAATCTTAAGAAAGGATAATGGGTTTACAGACACTTCTTTTGGCACAAGAAGCACTTCCGAGCAAGTTGTTGTCAATTTGCCATTTTGGTTTTCAAGGGTAGATCCAGGGTGTTTCTTGCCTATAGATGCACTAAATATAGATGAAGCGCGCATTACATTAGATTTCAATACAATCAATGGCTTATTCTACACACAATCGAGATTGCTAGATACTTCAGGTAATGTCATACAATCAAATCAACAAGCTGCTTCTTTATGGCCAATAAGTGGTTCTAAATTCTACTATGAAGATGCTAGCGGTTCTCTTGTGCCTGGTCTTGAGCCATTCAGGGCACCTGGTAAGGAGGTTACTTCATATCCATCTAGTATATGCATGCCTACTCAGTATTCTATGACAGACGCTTACTTGCTAGTAGAATACGTATATTTGGATAAGCCAGAGGCTAACAGGTTTCGTATAGCGGATATTCAGGTTCCAGTAGTTCAGCATTACATATATGACCCGGTTGATACACAGAATAATAACTTTGCTAGAATACCATTGATAGTACCTAACCCGACAAGAGATATCTTTTTTTATTGTCAGAAATACGAAGGTCCAGGATATAATGCACCATTTCTTTGTTCACGAGATTTGACAGACGGTACTTTACAGGCTCCTTGGTGGCCAGACGCACAAGGATTATCAGAGCGCTTGTCTAACACTTTAAAACCTGCGTTTTCAACGCGTAATTCAGAGCCTATTAGATGGCTAGCACTAAGTTATTCTGAAACATTAACTAGGTATAGTACGGAAAATGTAGCACTATTCCGGTCACTCATCCCATCCATGGAACAACGAAAGGCTCCATGGGTCAATCGTTATTTCTATAATATACCATTTGGATTACAGAACGGTCATACTCCATTTTCAATGCCACTGGGAGAGGCAAACTTGGACAAAATTCAGCGCCTCAATCTGACACTGGGATTTCATGGTAAGACAGGAATATTAACAGATGATTTGGTAGACCGCTATGTAGTGTATGTATATGCGGAGACATATAATATATTACGTATTTATGGTGGTCGTGCGGGTATGATGTTTGCCTATTAATTTACAAATAAGAATTTATATTTTATTTCCGACAATTATTTAATTATAAGAGTAGAATAGATATGAACGTACCTCCTTTAGAAAATGATTTTCCTATAATGACAACGCTTGATATAGCTGGGAGTTACCCAACAGGTCTTATGGCTGCCTTAGGCACAGTATATAACGACCCACAAGAATTAATTAATGCTCAACTTCGGTATACAGCTGCACAGGTAGACATAAACGCACAACAAGATGCTAATTATGCTCAAGAAAATCTTGAACAGCAACGAACAGCCACAATTACTGCTACATCATATAAAACTCAGGTTGCTGCTACTATGTATAAGAACGCATCTCAACAAGTAAATTACGCAAATCAAATATTATCAGATGAAGGGAGTGCTGCGTATACAAATGCATACACTGTTTATAAAGTAACACGGGATGCTTCTTACACTGCGTTCTTACTTGATGAGGCTTCTAAGGTGTTTGAAGATAAAGTTGCTGCTGCGAAAATAGTTATGTCAGTGGGTATGTCACCAGTTTATCTTAGCCCGTCAAACACCCCATCTCTATCAACTATATCTACGATGCTTGGAAATGTACAAGCAGATGCCCACCTTGCTGTAGCTTTAGCACGTACGAATGCTAGCAATTATTTACTAAAGGAGCAATCACTTTTGGCAAATGCAATTATAAAATCTACCCTTGTGACCAATCGTCTAACTCTTATTGCGGCTTTTAATACACTGGTGAAAGTTGTCTTAAAAAATATAGCAGACCCGCTTGATCATATAGCAGGAAAGGGGCTTCTTAATACACAATATGTTCCAGGTGTTCCACTAACTAATGCAATTCAGCTTGCGAATTATGCAATAGCTATTTTAAATGGTATTATATCAGCAATAACAGCAAATACTTCAACGAATTCTCAAATCACTACTAATATTTCATCAATAGGTGCTTTTGCGAATTCTCTAGATAGTATTGCAAGAGAGAAAGACGTGATTATGTATAATACAGGTAATATAGCAAATCAGACAATAAGTATGATGTCGACACTCAGCGCATATGGGGTAACTCTACCTATTTCACCAGATTATCCTTATGAAACCTATAAAGAAAATATATCAACAATACAGATTGCAACTGTAGCTAAGCGAATTGCCTTACTTGCCGATAATTCAGCAGTAAATGCTAGATTAATATCTAATGCATTGATTTCTTTAATTACATCATATCAAGAAGCCATTAATTCCGTTGAAGTTGTGGAAAATTCACAAACAGAGATTACAGCTGGTGGATGGATGCCGAGTTCTTTTTTAAACATAGCCTCGTCGTCACTAAATATTTTAAATGAAATGATGATATCTGTAAATAAAGTAGTGGCGAATTCTTCTGCGCATTCTGCTATTTCTATTACAACGCGAGCATCTAATACGATAAATGGATTATTGGCGAAAATCACAGCCGAAACTTTGGAAAGTACAAAAGAAGCATCCGAAGCAGATGATATTCTTACTTTACTCAAGGACGCTATTTCTAAGGCAACTGTAACAAATTCTACAGTTACAAAGCAGTTATTATGGGCCGTAAATGCTGCCCTTGGTAAGGCAGAAGAACTATCCGAGAAATTGAAGGAGAAGTCTTTTATATTAAGTAGAACTGCGCATAATTTAGTAACACCCCAAACAATCGCAATTCAGACAACAACGGCAAATACCGCGGGTCAGATGAATAACAATAGGCTTTCTCGCCTAGACAGAAACTCAAGAAACCCTCCTGTAAATCCGCCAAACCCTTATAAATCCTTTCAAGCTAATATACGCGCAAAAACATTTCAACCTATTCGCCCCTCACTTGATGAATTGGTGTTTAAGAATAGAATTACTCCTTTACGCTTGGATTCACTACGGAGTATAGTTGAGACGAAGGTCAAGGTTGCGCAAGAGGTTCAGGAAATAAAAGACAAGAGTGGATTTTCTTTCAGGCAGAAGTAATTAAAATTTACCAACTCCAAATAAAAATTGAATGCGTTGCTGCCGTGTGTTATAGCACACCACAGGAATGGCTTACTCTCAGACGTCCGTTACTATCCATCTCATCAATGACTACACCAACCACACCACGGACGACAGCGTTCGTATCCGTAAGATCCTTGGCTCTGACGACGAGTTTGAGGTGAGCTACAGCGACCAGAACAACGGTAGCCCGATTGTTCATACGGTGCCCTGCCTTTCCCGTTCTGGTGTGATGAACTATCTCTACCTGCTGTTGAAGAACCAGTTCCTTGATGAGGAGGGTTACCAGAAGGTTCAGCTGTCTCTTCCTGCGATGCCGCGCATGATTGTTTCGGGGGATAAGTTCAAGCAGGTGTATTATCGTGAGCACTTTATGGAGGCAGTCGATACTGGCCTTAACCTGCTTGAGTTTACTATGCATGAGAAGAAAGTTAAGAAGGTAAAGAAGGAGGACAAGATGCCCCCCCTTGTGCCTCTGACTTCTACCGCATTCGACTATTCATACCAGACGCCACCCGCGCGGCGGTTCAGTGTGCCGGCCACTTCTCGGCAGATTTACTTTGATGACAGCGAGTGAATATAGGGAACTGAACGTTTAGAATATTATATTTTTCATACTCTTAGTATAATATACGTATTGAAAAGTGTAGGATACAAGAAAAGGGATTGCTTGAGATGCGGGAAAAGAGAATAATATTGAGAAATCATTATGATGGAGTTGAAAGGGATTGTAAGAGTTTATTTGAGGTCAGATGAATTTTGAGAAAGCTTTATGATACAAAGTATATCATAGATACCA